CCGTCTGTCTGTCTGTCTGTCTGTCTGTCTGTCTGTCTGTCTGTCTGTCAAGATTGTGTTGTTAGATTTTTGCATGTCAAGGTATTTAACATACTTTCTTGCACCGCTTACACAATTTGATACTTCCTTGCTAATCATTGGAAATCCATACTTTTCGCAAACCTGCGCGAATGAAATTTTAGGTTTCAAAATCACAAGGTTATCAAAAGTCTTGGCAAACTGTTTCAACTCTGGATACTGCGTCGGCACATCTACAAACACAAAAGGAATATTTTTATATCCGCAAACCTCTCTGATTATGTGCCCTAAAACTGTGCTATCTTTGCCACCGCTAAATGACAGATATACTCCATCTTCGCCAAATTCATTTACCCAGTTTCTTATTCTCTCTGCTGTCATTCTGACTTTGATATTCAGCGGTAATGCCTGCCATTGGTATAATTCCTGCATTGTGTGTTTTGCCATACTCACACCTCGATTTCGTCATCCTGTGGGAACTGAAAAATAATATTTCTATGGTAAATTCCATGCGTAAATTCTATGGCTTCATTTATCCATGCTTCTCTAAGCATTTCCATAGCCTTAATTGCCTTTGCTTCGGTGGAATATTCAGCAATTTGCATGTCATCACTAAGTGACTCAACGCCTGTTAAGTTTTTATTCAGAAAATAAATTCTTGACTTGAATCTCTGAATAATCACCTCTTCATATGGCATATCAAATGTTCCATCCTGTGAAATTACTCTCATATCAGTTCTCCTCGCTCTGCATGAATGGTGGTAGCTCCTCTGACTGCTTGTCGGCTGTGTCGGTCGGCTCTACATCAATTATGTTGTCCTCGTCAAAATCTACGCTATTTGCGTTTTCTTTGATTTCATCAGCAACAACCTTTTCTGTATCAAGTTTTACATCTGATACATTTTGAAATTCCTCTTGTGCATATAAACCTTGAAATCTATCTGGAAACGCTTCTCTTAAAGCCTGTACAACAGCTACTTTTCTAATCATCGTGGCTGGCTTTTTCGCCCATTGGCTGTTAAGCGAACCATCTTTTTTTCTTCCTGCATACTCATCAAAACCTACCGACTGATACTCGTCCTCTTTTCCGTCAATAAAGATTTTCGCCCAGCCACCTACGATAGTTTCGTTAGGTAAAACCATTGTTCCCTCTCGCTCTTCAACAGCTCCGTCCTTTTTAATTACAATAATTCCTGCTTTCTTTCCCTTATATCGTGGGTCCGCATTGGCTCTCTTTGTAAAAACGTCTTTTCCAGTAACTATTGTGGCCGGGTCGTTGCTTCCATACTTAATAAGGTATGCTTCTCTCAAAAACGGATTTAAGTGCTGGTATCTGCATAATGACATAAACATCATTACTTCTCCGTCAGATACATTGCCACCGCCACTTACAAGGTATCTTTTTATCATTGTTGGAGAAATTTTTACCATTTCCCCATTTGATTCATACTCAACTATCTGTGTATTCTCTGCCATAATTAATCCTCCTAAATCTCATTGAAAACCTGAACCGCAAACAGTTCATTAGGTGTCTGCTTGAATAAAACTCCGTCAGATATGACTGTATACATATATCCGTCATACTTAAGCTCTACAGTATGTTTCTTGCCACCCATATAATAGTTTCTCTTCTTAATAATCATTTCTATACCTCCCATAATCCAAGTAACTTTTTGAGTTCTTCTTTCATTCTCTCGGTTTCTTCTCTCATTTTCTTGGCTTCGTCGCTTAACTGCTCCCTGCTTTTATCAGCAAGTCTAATTACCATTTTGTACTCTTCCTCTGAAAGTCCCTCTTTAAGCGTACGTAAAACAGTAACTGCCTCTGCCATAACATTGCTTCTTGTACCTCTAACTGTAACTTTTCCGTCTTTTGCTTTAATCATCTCTATACCTCACTTTTCTTCAAACTCTTTCAACTGTTCTGCTAACTTCTTGCACTCTTCTGCTACATATTCCTCTGTGCGAACTATCGTGCCATCAATGCGAAATCTATCTTCACACTCAATCTGCATAGCAAGGCGCTCTCTGTAATTAGGAAATCTCTCATAAGCGAGTTCAAGTTCTTTTGCGTCATCGCAATGTGCACAGTCAAATCCAAACCACCATAAATCACTTTCTATTGGATAGTTTGAATTTTCTCCGCCATCCGCAAAGGTAATACCGCCGTGGCATTGAAAATATGCTTCAATTCGTATTCTTTCGTCTTTATCAAGGCAAGCTCCAAGCAAAGGAAAAATACCGCTTATTTTTCGGTCTCCGACATCTGCTTTCTTAATTTCGAGATAGTCTGAATACTCTTTACCATATAAAGAATGGTTTTTAGGAATGCCTACATATCCGCACCTATGCCCCATCACATTGAATGTAACGACACATTTATATCCTGCGTGTTCAAACTCTTGTTCTACAATATATCTATCATTCTTCATATCACACCGCCTCAATCACAAGCTCTTTGTCCTGTGTATGCTTTAACAAGATTAGCTGGTTATCAATCTGTGGTATTCTCCAATCGTCAACGCTCTCTGTATCATCAATAATAATCGGGAAATTAACGCTTGCCACTTTCTGAAAAGCTCGGCATATGTCAACTTCTGTCAGCATCCTTGCACCATGATTGAGATTTCTTGCATATGCTTCGCCATTGTAAGCAAAGTCGCAGCACTCCTCGGTATCGCCATTTAAGAGCGGTCTGAAAAGCTTTGCCGTAGCAAAATTCAGATACTTATTAACATCAGCCTGTAAGAGTTCGTTTTTCTTTCGAGTAAACTCTTTCAGCAAGTCAAGCTTTCTCTCCCAATCAGCTATCTCTTGATTAAGGTCTTTTCTCTTTTCTTCAAGGTCGGCTATGCTATCGTCTATGCGCTTGTTATTCGCCACACCAAGCTCAATCTTGGTGTCGACTGACGACACTTGCCTTAACAGTTCGTTTCGCTCGTTTTTGAGCTTTCTGATAAGCTCCGATGTATCATTTTCATCGGCAAGGGCTTTCTCTTTTTCCTCGATTTTAGCTTTAAGTGCCTGATACTCACTGTTACCTGTCATGTCAACATCAGTAGGTACCATTCCAAGCTCTTTAGCGATGTTATCACGTTCAAACTTGTTAGCAACAGTATCACGCTTTTCTGTCAGCTCCTTAAGTTCTGCTTCAAGGTCAGCTATCTCTTTTTTCTTATCCTCAATAGCCTGTTTAAGCCCCTTGCTATAGTTTGACAGTGCATTGCCCCTACCTTCAAGCTCTTTAAGGTTCTTTGCTTTTAGAGCATCAAATTCGGCTCTTAAGACCTCCACCTTATCTTCCGGCAACTTCTGACCACACATCGGACAATTAACACTGCTTTCATCAAAGGAAAGTGCCTTTGCTTTTTTCCAATCAGCGCGTACCTTTGCTAAGTCTCTTGCGCAATCTTCAATCTCTCTTTCAGAGGTTTTAATGCTAGTCTTTCCGGCTCTTATCATTGACTCTGTTTTGCGGATTGAAACATTGAAGTCATCAATCTGTAACTGTAGCTCCATGCGCTTTTTCTGATTTTCAGCATTGGCTTTTCTCTCCATGTCAGAAAGCTCAAATTTAAGGCTCATAATGTCCTCTGTAGCTTTCTGCTTATCCTCTAAAATCTTATTGTAGTCGGACAACTTATCTTCGATTTCCTTAAGCTGTGGCTCATAGGTTTTCTTTTGCAATTCAAGCTCTGCAAGGTCTGTATACTCATTGGTAGAATGAATTGTATCAATCCTTGTTGAGATTTCGTTTCTTTCCTTGACGAGTCCTTTTGAGCCATTCCTACCGCCTGTGCCGTTTAGCTTGCCACGGCATACTTTTTTGAGCTGGTCTACATCCCCATCGTCAAACATTGGCTTAAGTTCAGCAAACTGTGGAAACATATCGCAGATTTCTTCATCAGTACGTGTACCAAAATAGCTTGCAAGTGCTAATCTCTGCTCTGCCTGTGACTTGTTAAGCAATGTCATGGCATTTAAGCAGAATGGTAATACTCCAAGTTCTGCCATGTTGTCGTTGATGTACTGATTGTAGTCAGCCATTTTGTAAGGCACATCATTGATTGAGTAATCAGTAACACTGCCTGTAATCTCACCCTTTTTGTTGCGTTTCTGCCTTGTAACCTTTTTCAAAGTCTTTCTTTTTCCGTCAATCTCAAAGGTAACAGCTCTCACAATGTCAACATCGTCAATCTCAACTCCGTTTTCATCATGCGGTCTTATGCCTGTAATCTCTCTGTCATTCTCATCGTGACAATTCAGCACATCAAGAATAATTCTCTTAACTGTCGATTTGCCGACTTCATTCTGACCGGACAACACGGTTTTCATCGAAAAATCTGTGTCTAATGTGTTTTTGCCGTAGAATTTACAAAAATTCTGCGCAAATACATGTGTAATCTTCATTGCGTTTCCTCTCTTTCTATTTGTTTATGGTTTTTAGAATCAAATTTCCATGCAAACTTGATTTCTTAACTACTCTTAAGTATGAGTCCGACTCCGATACAAAAAGCCACTCACTTGCCACGTAATGAGCCTTGTTGAGCAATAGCTTCTGCTCTCTTGTTAATGGCTTCAATCTGTATCGTGTATCGCCTAGCCTAATTCGTCTTACATTGTCGCTCATTTAGTTTCTCCATTTCTTTATCTAATAACGCTTGAAAGTCAAACGATTTGTCCTTGTGCCGCTTAGCTCGATATAGTTCTTGTAGGTAATCGTTAGCACTCTGACGTTTCAACTGGCTACCAATCGCAGTAGATGTCAAGATTTCCATTTCCGCTCCCTTCGTCATATACAATCCCTTGTATGCCTATTGGAGTATTGACTATTGTTCCATGTGGTAAATCGTCACTCGCAATTACAACGTACTCGTTTTCATCAGCTACAAGCCCATATTCGTTTAGATGTCTGCCTGGAATATTTAGACCGCCTCCAGGTAACACCCTCTGTGAGTACCACGTATAAGTGTAATCACCATATCGGACTCGCCCTAGCTTCTTAAATCGGCTACAACTGTATTTCTTACGGCAAGTTGGAACTGTTGACTCTTCATAGGTCTGCTCAACTACAACCGGCTCATTCTGAACTACTGTTGGCTCAATCTTCCCTAGCATTACATCATTTAAATAGGAAGAAACACCGGCCGTCAGCTCAACTTTGCTATCTGCTTTCACTGCTATTGGCTTTAAGGTCATAATTCCAATCGTTGAAATTGATAACATCAATATCAGGTTTCTTTTTCTCATGCGGTTCACCCTCCTCAATGAGACATATGGCAATCAAAATCAGCCAAAATACTGTTACGATTGCTCCAACGATAATACTCGCTGTCTTAATTCCGTATGCCACCGATAATCCAAGGAAAAATGCAAATACCAATGCTCCGAAAATCGAATAGCCACAGCCGGTGTAAAACTTCTCTCTTAAAGTTCTTTTTCTCATACAATCACCTCACTATGCAAAACTCTGTTGAGCGTTTGCGTCCTGAATAAGCTCATCAAGGTACTTAGGCACGACATAGCAATCAATAAACTCATGCACATCGTCTATATATTTCCTCTTGATACTCTTATAAGTAGAAACACAACCATACTCACGTTTTAACTGTGTCCATATATCAGAAAACGTCTTGTGTCTGATACTGTTATCCCTGTATGCTTCGCTCTGCTTTCCACCAAGAATATTTACAACTCTGCGCTTAACATGCTGTTGTATCTCGTCAATATCGCAACTGTAAAGTGGTACATTTTCCTTAAGTTCGCTCACATCATCTTTGATGTCGTTCACTTTCTGCTCAAGTTCTGTATAGCCCTGTGCCAAAAGCTGTATCTGACCGCCTGTTGTCTTTGGCATACCATAACTGCCTGTTTTTCTGATAGACGGAAGTACTTCTGCTGTTACCCACTTGCGAAACTTCTTAGCGTTGGGTTTATCACTTCTTAAGATAACTGCATACAGACCGCTTTCTGTTATGAAATTTGTCTCTCCTTGACGCCCTAGATTTAATCTAGTGCGTTCATCTTCATCTAATCTCTTTGCTACATCTGTAGCATTTTTGATTTCCAATGCCTTGCAAATATCAATTAAGCAAAACATAGGTTCATCATTTACTACTGCCGTTCGGACTTCTCCGAACTCTTCATTATTGAAAATTTGTAAATCGTTCATGTTTTCTCCTTTCTACTCAATAAAATAAGAAACTTCTACGCCAAAATAATTAGCAATCTTAATTAGCTTGTCTGTTTTTGGCATTGATTTTCCCGACTTCCAATCTGAAAAAGTACTTCGTGCCATTCCGAGTTCCTCCGACAGTTTGTAAAACGAAACGTTTCTAGCTTTTATGAGCGTGTCAAGTTTTTTGAAGCTTGCCTGTCGTTTTTTCTTATTCAATTTCCCATCTCCTTTCTTGACAATAGTTAGGAAATCCGTTACAATAAAAAGCGCCATATTAGGCAAAATACGCTAGGAGGTAAAAACCTTGAAAGCAATTTTGATTTTGCCTGTTCCATATTTGCGAGGTCGCATTTAAAATGTAGCAATCGGTGTAGCGCATTTTGGGCAGTAAAGCTCGATAAAAAATCATGGCTGGCATATCCGGTAATATGCCGTGCTACGCTAGATACTCCTCTCAATCCGTCAGCTAATGGCAATTAGACTGCTGAACTTAAACTGCATAAGTGACGGAACATTTAAAGAAGCATTGGTACTACACAGTGCGTTGAAAGACTGCAAAATGTATGTGGTGTAAAAAATAAGGCAACGGCTGTTGGTGGTAGTACACTAACAGCTTTTGTTTTTTAGTTCAAAAATCCTAACTAAGCCTTGATAAAAATTAGAAAATCGTGTATACTATGAATTGTCCAGAAACATAATATTATTTTCTCAATTTTATTTTTATTGAGTTGAGATTTCCTAACTTCTTTTTCCATTCTACATTAGGAAGTCTTATTTGTCAACCCCAAATGTTGAGAAATCACAACTTTTTTTAAAGGAGATTTTCTATGTACGAAAGATATTGTAAATTAAGAGACTCAAAAGGGTTAAATGATGCAGAAGTGGCTAAATATGGTGGTTTCCCTAAAAGCACCTTTTCAGATTGGAAAAAAGGAAAAAGCAGTCCAAAATTGTTTAAGCTGGTAAAAATTGCAGAATGTCTTGATTGTTCACTTGATTATTTAGTTACCGGAAAAGAGCACCATTCAGTTGTTGAAGAGGCAACAAAAGACTTGGCTCTGTCGAAAATGGATAGTAAAATCAAGGACTACGCGTTAAAATTATCTAAATTGTCGGATAAAGAGCAAGAAAATATTATGAATTTAATAGATATGATGTATGAAAATACTAAAAATAAATCAAATTAATAAGAAAGGTGGTATTTTAATCATGAGTAAAACTGTTAAATGTCCTAAATTTGGCTGTGATGGTGTTGGCATACCTGTTGATACCAAGAAAAAATTCTCATTCGGTAAAGCACTTGTTGGCAACACAGTAGGCGGTCTCTTCGGACCTGTCGGTGCCGTTGTCGGTACTGCTACCGGAATTAAAGGCAAGAACGGTAAAACAAAGTTTGTGTGTTCAAAGTGCGGTAACGTTTGGGAAAAGAAAATATAACCACAAGGCAGAGTTTTTACTCTGCCTCTATTTTTCCTTTAATAAATATATACAAGTACAATAACAGGTCTTTATCTTCCAAACCCTCAATCATTTTAATTATTTCATCCTTATATTCCATACAATGCCACCTCCGATACATCAATTATAGAACATTTGTTCTTAAACGTCAATATTAGGACGGCAGAAAAATCCACCGCCCTACCGAAACTTGAAGAGTTCTCTTATTTGAGAACATCATCACTGTAGCACTTTAAAGTGTTTTATTTTGTCGAATATTGACAACATGGACTGTAAAGAATAGAATGGTAAAAAGAACTACAAAAGGAGATGTTAATATGGCAAAAACAAATAAATGCAATTCCTACGTCATCAATGGTCAAAAAATCAATGTTAATGATATAATCAAGCATTATAATGGTAACTTAGGCATGGCTTGTAATGAAATATCGCAAAAGACTTTGGTTTCATTTGAAACAGCCAAATATTATGTAGAGCTGTGCCAAAAAGATGAGCCATTCGTTAAGCAAAATTCAACAATAAGCTTCACAAGTGGCATTCTCATAGCCGTTCCGCTTATAATGTTTATTGCAACAAAAATAGGATTCTTTCCGGTGGACAATGACCTTTTTATCGCTATGTTTGGCTTAATTTTTGTGTGTTGCTCTATTGCTTCAATTATTCTAGGAATAGTTGATTTAGCATCTAAGAATGAAATTCCGCGCAATCATGGCGGTTCTATCTTTGGCATTGTTGCTTCTGCGCTGATGTGGCTTGATTTTATTTTTCATTGAACTATGGAGAGGTTTCCCTCTCCTTTTTATTCTAATTGTGAAGTAATGTACTCATATTCCTCTTGCGATATTTTACCGCTTGCTACTCTGTCGAGCAGTTCTTCCTTGGTTACTCTGCCACTCTCGTATAGTCTTTTAAGGCTTTCAACTAATATTCTCATATTAAAGCACCCCCTCATCCATTAACTGTCTTGTATAGTTGTCTATCGCTTCCTCGTCAGAGTGCTCGTTAATCTCTTTTGCCTGTTCCATAGCAATAAGATACTGTGAGTATTCGTCCTGTGTCAGCTCACGTTCCTCGTACTCCCAGTGCTTAGGCTTGTAAGTAAAATCATCCTCACTCCCTGTCGCTTCAACTGATTTAATGTTTTTTCGCTGATAAACGATATTCGGAGAAGATGTTGTGTCAATATCAAGCGGTTTGCCCGATTGCATACTTTCTACTAGCTTATATTCTGTCATATTCAATACACCTTGCCTTTCTGTCTACTGTTGAAATTTTGCGCTTTAGTTTTCCAAAATCTGCAAATGGTTTGATGTACTCCCTGTAATAATCGTACATATCGCAATTTTTAATCCACGCAAGAGCGGAAACCATTTGTTTTGAGTCAAATATTGTAACCTTTGTTTTCCGCCATATTCTAACTGCCTTAGCTCTTATTTTCTTAAGGATTGTTTTCCTTAAGGTGGTTCTATTCCTATAGAATTTATACCCCATAAAATCAAGCGGTCTACCATATGTTGCCGGCTTTTCATTCTTGCTAACATATGGATTTTGGGGCAAATAATGAAAACGAAATATCTGCCAGTTTGCTTTGACTGTCAAGCCCAATTCCGCAAGACTGTTATCAATCACGGCTTTTACCTTACGCAATTTCTTTTTGCTTGCACAAAATATAGCCATATCGTCAACATAGCGTGCATATTTCAGCTCAATGCCGAGTGATTTGATTTCATGGTCAAACTCGCTCAAATACCAGTTTGCAAGCCATACAGAGGTATAAAAGCCAAGTGGCAATCCATTAGGCACGCAATGTATAACATTTTCAACAATCTGCATGAATTTAAAATCTTTGATTTTAGATTTAAGCTTTTCGATTAATTTATCCTGTGGAATACTAGCGTAAAATTGCTTCACATCAAGCTTATAGCAATATTTAATATTTTTACCGCCTTGCCTTATCCATTTGCATATGTGCTTCTTGCCATACGCTCCGCCACGCTTAGGAACCGAGCCGTAACTGTGCTCATACATTCCTTTGTTAAACATGGGTTTAAGTACGTTCACTATCATGTGATGTACTATTGACTCCATAACTGTCGGTATTACTATCTTGCGTTTCTTTCGTGATATTCCGTCATATATTTCTTTGGGCTTATGCTCAAAAGGTGTGAAGTTAATCGCATATTCTCTAATTTTGGGTATGTATGTATCAAGGTCTGCTAAAATTTTCCTAACCTTATTTCTTCTCTTTTTACCCTTAGAGAAGTTTTGAATTGCAAGTTTTATATTATCGTCTGAAATAAATTCAGCATATAGATTTCTGTATGTTATCATACGTATTCTCTTCCTATCCTCTCTACCACGTTCGACCATATCCTACTACTAGCAGTAGCTTGCATCGAGTTGATTTTTACCAAGGGGTACGGAATTTAGTCTGCATTCATTTTATCCCATGAATGATAGGTACAGAAGCCCCGATGTTCCACCCCGCATTACCAGCCTCGTTGTTCAAGTTCACGTAGAACGCACCACAATGACGGCCGTCGTGCAGGTGGCCACCGAAAAGAGCAAAGGCGCAAACTAAATCCCTTATATAAAATTAACCACACACGTTTATAGTCACAAATTTTCTTAGGAGAAACGCGGTTTCTCCCTTTCTGCTTAGGCAGAAATTCCCTCTTCCCTGTTGCAAGTTATTTGTAGGAAAGAGAAGCCCCGAAGTTCCACCCCGCAGCACCAGCCTCGATGGCCAAGTCCACGCAGAACGCACCACAAGGACGGCCGCCGTGCAGGGGGCCACCGAAAAGAGCAAAGGCTATAATTGCAATATTAAACCAACAGCCATCAGGATAATAGGTCGATGATGAGCCTGTAATTGATGTTGGAAACATGCCTAATGCCGTGTATAACATATCTTTGATATATCCGCCACTTGTACCACTAGGAGTTGAATTAGGTATCTCGATATATCCTGTTCCATCAGTGTTATAGTTAGTTGCTTTGCTTCCATCCTTTGTTGATGGAGACAGCTTGATTTTCACTATGCCATTAGCAAGGATAAGTCCAACTGTTCTTCGCCACTGATTGCCGTAATAATTCTCCATTCCAAATATTTTAACTCCGGCTTTTCCAGCATTTTCGCCCCAAAATAAGCCTTTGCCATTCATTGTGCCGGTCTTAAGTAACAAGTTTTCATCACTGGCATTTTCGCTCATGCCTCGACCGAATACATCTTGTGTGTCGGTAGATTTTCCCATGATGATAAGTAAGATATTAATCAAGAGTCTGTCAACGTACTGCTCGATTTCATAGCCTGTACCATTAGCTCTTGCATATGTCATTTCTTGACTATCAGATTTCGATTTAATAACTGTTTGACCACTTATTGAGCGTAGCTTATTGTTGCCGTCAAGTGAGCCATTATAAATTGGTGTATAAAAATGAGATTTTTCATTGCCGTTAATGCCGATGAAATTCAAATTTTTAAATTCTTTATCAGCTTGATAGTTAGCAACATAAAGGCTTGCACTGTTTGGATTGCCCTTATCAGGCTCAATCTTCCACCATATAATGTCTGTACCATTGCCCCATTCCATCATTGCATTTCCATCGTAATCAATGTTTGCTATATCTGAAGCACTGCCGTCTATTTTTTTAGTTAAATCGTTTTCGTTGAGGTAATAGTCAACCTGACCATTTGTTTTAAGCATACATGGCTTTGGCATAAAAAAGGCATTCGCCCATGAACCATAATCAAAAGTTCCGCTCGCGAAATTCATGGTTGCTGGAGTCATGCCTACTGCGTCTGCTAAATATCTTACTCTTGTTTTTGGGTTGCTGTCCGCGCCATTAATGTGAACACCATAAACAACTCTTCCCTCGCTTAATTTTGTACCAAGGGCTTTAATACTCTCAACAATCGCTTGCCCTGTTGTGTCTGATATAATGTCTATTCCGCTCATATTAGTCCTCCTTGCTTACATTGAGTAATCCGGCACTTGTCACGGAAAAAGTAATGCCTCTTCCGTTTGCTTTCTGCTCGACTAGTCCGGCTTGTTGTTCTGCTCTTTGTGCAGCTTCATTTGCAGCCTTTGTAGCTGCGTTTGCTTGACTTACCGCCGTATCAATCTTTCCTGAAACTTGCGCGACCTCGTTTGCTTTTTGCGAAGCAGTTTGCGCTGATTTTTGAGCCTGAGAAGCAGAACTGCTTGCCGAGTTAGCTTTTTCTGTCGCAGTTTGTGCTGATTTTTGAGCCTGTGACACGGATTGAGCCATGCCGTCAAGGTAACTCTGAATAAGTCTTTGAATTTCAACGTCAAAATCCTCAACAGTTCCCATTCGCTTAACTATTCCGGGTGCGAAACACATCCATATCTGCTGTTTTTTCGTGTCGGAGTCGGTCGATACCGCCCATTCTCCGGCTTTCATTTTTGAGGGGTCAAACTGTGCGTATGCCCCTCGCCTCATTTGAATTGCCATAAGTTACACCTCGCTTTCATCAATGCCTAATTTCTGACACAATCTTGAAAACCTATCTTCCAATTCATCTATGTGTTTTTGCATTTTATCAATCTTCTGCTCGTCTCCGGCAAGTCTTAAGATTAGGAATTGCTCATAGTTCATGCCATAGTACAGTGTATCATCATCCGATGTTGCTTTATTTTGGAAAATCATATCAAGATTTTCATCGACATGTCCTTTATCTTTAAGGTTTTTGATTATATCCTGTGCCATTGCTCCAAAATATAACGGTTTGTCTGAATATCCTTGTCTATTAAGATTGTATTGAAATAAATCGACCGAGCCTACTGCATCAATATAATCTTGATTAATTGCTTTAATATTCTTTTTTAAGTGTTTATCTGACGAACTCCATACCCAAGTAGTATCAACTTGGAAACTTAAGGCACTGCCATTCCAACCGCAATGGTATGTATGACCTGTTGCGTCACCACACATCGCAGTTCCTCTATCGGTTTCTCTGAATTTATCAGAGCCTATCTCTTGAGCATACATTGTCTGTGCACCTATAGAGCCTGTGGCTCCATAAAGTGTAATCAAATTCTCATCATTTTTAACAATTCGCAAGACCGCACCATTCATCCAAAGCTCATAATTGTTTCCCGAATTGTCAGTAGCTGTTAAATCAATCGTTGAATTACTTAAATTTCCGTTCAGTGCAATACTTCCACCGGACATATTAAGATTTGAAGCGGTTACTTTTCCATCGTTGTCAACTGCAAACACTCCATTTCCAATATCAATTGTTCCGCCAACAATATTCTTACCGGTAATTGTTGTTCCTGTGATGTCCTCCGCGTCAACTGAATCGGCCTTAACACTAAGTGCATTTACATAGCTTGTAGTCACTGTGTCTTTGGTTATTTGAGTAACTTTAGCAGTAGTGTCAGCCACATTATCCCAAGCAATTTTCACACTGCTATCAAGTGCAATGCCTTTATTATCCAGCGTTACAAGTGTCTTTCCGTTTGCGTCTTTGACATACTGCTTGCCGTTTACGTTATTCTCACCACCTAAAGTGAGTGTACCGCCATGCGCCCAGTCAAAATTAATGCCGATAGCCGACATAATATTGAAAATAGCGTTTCCATCTTTATCAACTCCGGCATTCCATGTTTTACCATAGTCACTTGATACAGCCATGCCATTAGCCGTCATTTTCCACTGTATATTGCTTGAATTAAGGTCGGCTTTATTATGCATAATGTAAATAATTGAGCCGTCCTCTTGTTTCTGCTCGGTCTTAAAAAGTCCAAGTGATTGAGACATTAACTGCGTCAGCAATTGCATTTGCTTATCATATACACTTAGTTTTGCCTGTGCAACTTTCCTAGCCTGTACGATAGCCTTTGTCTCATTGCTAAATTTATCAGCACTATTTCTTGAAGCATTTTCAGCGTCACACGAAATTTTAGTGCCGCTTCCAACTGTAAATGTTCGGTTGGAAATAAAACAGCTATAGGTATTCTGCTTGCGGTCTGTCACAAGCGCCACATCTCCACTCTCAATCAGTGGATTTGACAAGAGTGTAGCATCAAGAGGTCTGAACCTCATGCCACCGATTTTTTTGAAGATATAGTTTGCAACTGTCTGTGCCTTTTCTGCCGAAATAAACGGATTATCAGAGATTGAGACTACATATCCTTCTTTTCCGGCAAGCGCATTAACATCTTTTGCCTTATCCTCTTTTGAGGTTACAGTTACCTTTACCCCGGTGATAACAACATCATCGGTCGCAACATTCAAGTCTTTTTGCGTATAAATATTGTGGTAATTTCTCGCTTCTGTAAATGTTCCGCCATCAGCACTATCTCCATCAGAATACTTAAATGTTCCACCATCAACACTATCTCCGTCAGAGTATGGTGTAGTTTTCGTGCTAAAAGTTCCACCATTGTAATTTTGGCTTTCAAACTGGCTCATATCATACCAACCGATAAGTAATTCACCATCGTGACCGCATTTGCCCCATAATCCACTTAACTGCAAGATGTAAGCTATCACCTGTCCATATGTAAGTTTTTGATTATCACTTGGTATCTCGTTAATCACGTAATCAGAGTTGTCAAATCTCGCCATAGTAAAAGGTACATCACACTTAATACAAGCGTCTCTGACTACCTCATATGCTGTCGTAGGGTAGCTTAAATTGCTATCGTACTCGCGATTGAAATTGTTAATATTGTCAAGGCAAGTAAGCGTTATGAGTGAGCCATCATAACTTGTTTCGCTGACTCTATACTCACCGATTTTTAGTTTTTCACTTGTGCCATCAGAAAAGCTTTTTGAAACATATGCTGTTACGCTTGCCTTATCAAAATCATACTTGCTGTAATCTTCATAAATATTATTCAGCTTAATTTTCAGTTTTCCGGCAATCAAAGCCCCGATTGTGAAAGTACCATTGCTTGATGTTGAGTCATTAACTTCGAAGCCATTCGCCCACAGCTCACTATCACTAATAGGGATTTTCTCGCCACTTGCCGTAACTATGTCAGCAAAACAATTTACGTTTATGTCATTATCGAGCATTACTGCCCTTTGCCATTTAGCTGATACGTTTAGCATTTAATCACCGCCTTATTCTTCTATGAGAGGAAAGCTTAATACCTCATACCTCTTATTGCCAACAGTCCATATCTTGATAGGTGCGGTTCTGTCACCCACATAGAATGTACGTGTTTCATCAGTTCCGCTCATAGCGTCAGGATATGTCACTCTGATATATTCGGGGTTCACCATTTGAAGTATCTTTGCTGTCCTAGCCTTGTCTGTACCATTCCACGACAATTTAAGTTGCCGTTTCTGCGCTATTCTATTCTTGTGCATTTTGCCGTCCTGTGTACGTCCACTATCGCTTGCAGACACATCAATCAAGCCCCATTCAAAGCTTGACGGAGTAGGTAATTCCACTCCGTCTACTAATATCATCGCCATATGTACATCACCTCACACAAAAAGACACCCACGCAAGGGTGAGTGTCTTAGCCAAATTCATTTGCTACAATATATCGTTGTCCGTGCTTTGCTTTGCCTACCTGTGTCATGCGATAGAGCGTTTCGCTGTCGCATTTGAACACGTTTTCAATGATAGGTGCAGAGTTTCCGCCGGCATTAGAGTTCATCATTACTTGTGCCATGCCCTCCATGACAGCCTGTTTAATTCCCTCTGTAATCTGTTGATTGTTTGCGACTACGTTTCTACCATTTGAGAATTTACCGACTAACTCATTGTGATTGATGAAAGCCATGCCGTCCTCTCCCCTTGGGAAAATTCCACCACTAGCAAGCCTTGGAATATGCACTTTTGGAACTAACGATACTCCGTTCCAATTTGCACCAGCCACCTTAGCAGCCATAGAAACGACTTTGTTAAATCCTCTTAATAAAGAGTTAATTCCACTGACAACAAAATTAACACCGTTTTCTATTTTAGAAATAACGTAGTTCATGGCTCCTGTAACGCCGCCTCTTATTGAACTCCACACATAATTAAACGCGTTTGTAATTCCGTTTTTCATGATATTAAAGCAGTTTGTGATAGGTGAAATAACATTGCCATTAAACCAACTCGCTACTCCTTGCCACGTAGATATAACAAAGTTCTTTGCTACGCTAAGTGCCGATGTTATGCCAGCTTTCAACATATTAAAAAAGTTTGAAATCGGTTGTATTACTGTACCGCTAAACCAACTTGCCACCCCTTGCCATGTTGAAAATACAAAATCTTTTGCTGTCTGTATCGTTGTCTGTATAAACGTTTTTAAAAAGTTAAACAGATTTGAAATTGGAGTAATCACATTATTATTAAACCAGCTTGAAGCTACTATCCAAATTGCTTGAATTATTATCCAAACACCTTGAAAAATCTGTTGTGCTCGTGTAGCAAAGCCTTTAAAAAAGCCAACTATCGGCTCAATTACTGTGGAACTAAACCATTTCGAAGCTCCTTGCCACACAGTTACTATGTCTTTCCATAGAGAGCCGAAAAAGCCACTTATGGTTTTCCACATATCTTTAAAAAACGAAACTACAGGCTCAATGACATTTCCATTGAACCATTCGCCAGCCGTTGAAAATAGTTCACAAATTGTGTTCCAATTATCTTTTACTAAAACAACGATTGTTGATACTGCTGCCACTATTGCTCCAACAATTACCGCCGGCAATGCTGCCACACCAGCTAATATTGCTCCGATTGTGGCTAATGCAACACCTATTACCATTAAAAGCTCATTCACCCAGCTAAATCCGTCTTTTAGCATTTTGACAAAATTTACAATAGATAAAATTGTTCCGGCTATTGCCGAAAAAGCAGAACCAATTGTTGCTAATAGGTCTACTGCCCCTGTTCCGAATGCGGCTGTTATTGCATCACCCAAGCTTAAGCCACTAAATAATCCCTCTATGAGCAATCCAAGATTAGTTGACAATGAGGCGAAAATCGTTTTAAATGCTTGCATTATTGCCGTTCCAATGCCAGCTCCTTCTACAAGCTCAAATCCAATTTTTGAAGCTATTGCCTGTGCTATTGCTTTTGATAATGATTTTCCAATAAAAGCGAGTGCCACTGAACCCAATTTTAACGAAATTATCTTTTTTATCAGCAATGTGCCAACTATTATCTCAACAGTTTTAATGTCCAAATTGCTTAAAAAGTCCGTAATTCCTTTAAGTATGTCTTTCCACGACACATTTTTAATTGCCGTGGTTAGCATGGTGTATATTCCTTGCACCCATGCGTTAATAGTTTTTGCTAGTAACGCAAAATCAAAATTCTCAAAAAATCCATTAATGCCGTTAGCAATCGACAAGCCAAAATTAGTCCAGTCGAATGTTGTACCGAATGAATTGAGAAAATGCAAAGCTGTGTTCAGTGAACCGGCTATTGTTGCACCCAAATCATAAAAGAGTCTTGGGCTGATTAAGCCATTAAGGAAGTCTGCAAGTCCTTTTCCGAAATTGTCAGCTTTCTGATATATCTTCTTCCAATCAATACTCTCCATAGCACTCGCAAGAGCGTCACCGATGTACTTTCCGAGTGAGTAAAGGTCTTTGATTGATGATTTGTATTTTTCGAGCAATCCATCAGTCTTTTTCAGTGAACTATTAACGCCACTGCCGGCTCCACCACTGCCTGAGCCGCCACTGCCCGAACCGCTACCACTGCCACTATCACTGTTGTCGTCGAGTGCGTGTATCTCGTCTATGCTAAGCAGTGTCTTTTTCAGTTTTTGAGCTTTCTTATTGGAACTATCAGCGTTATCACCAATATTGCCAACTCCGTCAGCAATATCCTCCATGCCGTCAACAGTAGCACCGCCACCGCTTATCTCGATAGTCCATCCGAAGATTGCTCCGAGTGCGTCAGCTACAGTTCTTGTGAAACTGATAACCTTGAGCATTACTTTGCTTAAGGCTTGAACAAACGGCTTTAAAGCATTGATTATTACGCTACCTATGATACTGCCCCATGCTTGGAACTCTTGCTTAAGGACTCTTACACTGTTAGCCCAGGTATTTGCGGTCTTGGCAAAATCACCCTGTGCAGCCTGCGTATTAGCCATGACATAGTTGTACCTTAAGAGTACCTTTTCGGCTTGCGTCATGGATTTAATATTTGCGTCAAGTCCATTTTTCATAGCCCACTCAGAAAGTGTGGCTTGTGTTAAATCAAGTCCGTATCTCCTTAATGGCGCTATTGTTCCCGAAAAAATGGATTGTAAGCTCTTTGCAACATCAGCTTGGTCTACATCGTAGAACGAAGCCATATCACCAGCTAATCTTGTAAGATTAAGCGACATATCAGCCATACTGTCTGTAGTCTTGTATAGCGTGTTATTTTGGCTCATAAGAGCTTTATTTGCCACCGCCGTACCATTTGCCACTTGTTCTGATGAAATGCCTATAGAGGTTCCTAGTGCTTGGAAACGGCTTGATATTTGCTTAACCGTCAGCTCCGACATTCCAAAGTCTTGAATTGATGTCTTTGTGAAATCATCAGCCTTGCTTGCCATATCGCCAAACGTGGTATCTACTACGTTTTGAACCTCGGTTAGTTGGCTTGCTAAATCAACTGCACTGCCTAACTTTCCTACAGCTCGCATAACCAGCCAATAAGTTGCGTAAAACTTACCGATAGTTGAAGCCAAGCCCCTAAATCCACTTCTTGTACTCTTAATCGACTTAGTTGTGTTTGAAAAGCCTGTTATGAGCGACCTACTAGCCGAACCGACTTTTGAGCCTTGTTGCGACAGATTGGCAAGTGCGTTAGTCATTTGAATAATGTTATTGCTGACTCTCGGTGCGTTAGATAATGTTGTCATTACCTCTTTCAAGGCACTGCCAAGGTTTCTTATGTTGTCCGCAGCATACCCGGCTGATTTTGAACCGAGCTTTGAGATTGAAGCTGTTAGCTGTGTAATCTCTGCTGATTGCTTTGAGATATTCGCAAAGCCTGACAATTCTGTTGCCATGCTCTTTAAAGCACTTGCCGAGCTGACAAGTCTTGCAGTATCAAGGTTGCCAAGCTTTTCCATGTTAGTTGCAATCTTGCTAAAGGTACGAGTGTCGATACTGCTCACACTTCTAAGTGATGTTGCAAGTTGCGACATTCCACTCGCAAAATTGCTTATGCTTGCACCATTGAGGGAATTGAGAGTAGTTCCAAGTCCTTGCAACTTACTTTGTAAATTGCTTATGGCTCTAGCTGCTTGTTGCGCGTCCGACTTGATTTGAAGCTCAATGCTCTCTGCCATTTTCTCACCTCCCTGTAATAAAAAAGAGCTACCCTAAAGTAGCTCTCATGTATTTATCCTTTGAGCAGATAGTATGTTGTAATCAATCCAACATAGCCATCTTGCTTAAGTCCCCTGTTCTTTTGAAATACCATGACACATTTAGTGAGATAATCCGTCCACTTGCCGTAATCAGTATCAAGTTTGTAAAAATGGTACTTGTCATGCAGAGTTTTTCTCAGCCACTTAATGGCTGTCGGGCAGTTATGTCTCTGACCGCTCCACAAATTGTGATTTTTAGCAAATCTCTGTGAATTGGCTCCAAACTTGCCATCTTCTTTCAGTGCATCAGCTCCTTTGAGGTCGAAGCCTACATTCATAGCGTGCTGCCATTTTCTGACTGCTTCACTTTCCAAGTAATAGTCAACATCGCCCTTCCAGCTCTCATCACTCGGCTTGGCCGGCGCGGGTGCAGGCTGGCTTGTTACTGTTGTATCATTTGCTCCAAGCTCCGTATAGAGTAAGTTAGCGTCAGTGCTGTTATTCAGACCGCTACAAGTAAATGCACTTGAATACTGCCAGCCATACAGAGAATGTTGTATAACAGGCTTCTTCGCACTATTAGGCTCATCACCAATAGACATTCCTTTAGTGGATGGATAACGTGCAATCCAAAACGGACAGTTAATCTGATTTGCGTATGGTGCAATATACTGATTGTAAAAGCTAAGCCCTGTGTATACACCAAAGTTAAGCCCGGCACTTTTGATAACACTCTGATATGTGTTGATAATATCAATAAGCGTCTGTCCGAGCCCTTGCTGGCACTTATCCTCAACATCTAACCAAACAAAAGTTTTTCTTCCGTTAAGTGTCTGAATGACCTTATTTGCGTCTGTCTTTGCCTTGTCTACTGTTGTAGCGTATGAGTAGTTATAAACACCTTGTATCGGCATTCCTACATCAGTACAGCCTTTCCAATTTTGCTCAAAGGTTTTATCCGGATTAAGGTCTTTGCGGATTATTTTAAGGATTGCAAATTGCACTCCGGCCCACTTAACCTTACTCCAATCAATATTTCCTTGATATGACGATACGTCAATTCCTTTATATGCCATATTTTCACCTCATTAATCAGGACTTTCAGGTAATCCCGACTGTCTTAATGCGTTAATTCGTTGCTTCATTTCGTATACGGCAATTTCCTCATTAGACTCCTTGTATTTAGGCTCGTTATCTTTTGAGTATTGCTCATTTAATGATTTCTCAATGTATTTTGCTCTTGCTTCGTTGCCATTTAAGGCTCTGTCGATAGCTGTAAGAGTTGCGCTTAGTCCGTATGTGCCCCACCAAGCCCACATGTTGGAGTCGGCTTCTTTTTGCTCGAGCATATAAGCCTTTGAATAAGGCTCTAAATCAGCCGGACAAGACATATCTATGTCCTCAACGCTAAATCCATAGCCTTTAGTTGCCAAAAGCCAATATGGGCGGATTTCGTTGCAATATACTTCCCATGTAAGCTCTTTTACTTCTTGATTGGTTTCTTCTTGGCTGTCTGTACCTCTTTCGCCAGCATCTTGGATAAAAAACTGTTTTTCTCCATTTCAGCCGACAAATCGTTGTAGAGTGATTGCAAATCTCCACCCTCTTCATTCTCCGGGTCAAGGTAATCGTCAAGTAAATCGTATACCTTTACAAGCTGTTTCTCTTTTGCTTCTTTATTGTCAAAATCAAAGCCAAATTCGTCAGCGTGAAACTTTTGCAAGCCTACAAGCAAAAACTCCGGTAAAAATTCAAGCATGTTGTCAATGACTTCAAGTCCCTCGCCCTGCTGTTCCATTCCTACGAGCCTTGGGATAATTTTATTTTTAACTACCGGTGCATATCCGAATTTAACTGTATACTCTTTTCCATTTAATTTAATTTTCATTTTATCTTTCCCTTTCTCCCTAATTCATATAGGGAAAGAGGCAGTTTTAACACTGCCTCAATTACCTTGCTATATTGTTTCTTCAAGTTCGCTGTCAGCCGTGCTATCATCATAGCCAACCGCTACGGCTTTTTTCGATTGGCTCATGATTTTTTTGTGAGTGTGATTCCCATTGGATAGCCTTGGTCATCCTCTGTGACCGCAACATCGTAGTTATCCTCAATCCACTTAGGTACTGTCTGAACTGATACAGTCGCAGTTCCTGTTAAGTGGTCATCAGAAGCCTCACCTGGGGCGAATGACTCCTGTCCAATAAAAGCGCAGATACCCTCTGAACCTTTTCCATCTGTACCATAAAGAATGATAAAGTCGAGCTTCTTGCCCTCGTTAGTTACCATCTCATCCTTGTACTTCTTCTCAAAAGCTCCCTCAACTTCCATAGAACCGGCTGAACGTCTACCCATTTCCTGCGTCTCTACTAAATCTTCAAGGGTTGAAGTATCTACCATGTTCTGTGAACCGAATGGTGAGGGAATTGATTTTGCCCTTATTAAGAGCTTGTAAGTTCCAGCCCAGTAATCGCCACTTGTAGCGGATGCGGTTGGTGTCTTGTAAGCAATTCTGCTTTTTAATCCTGTTGCCATTTTTATTACCTCCTAATTTTTCATAAAAAAATAAGAGCCAAAAGGCTCTTACAATCTATCATTCCAGTCGAATGACCGCCTAGCACGTAATGTTGCTGTCCATATTTTGCCGTTTTTCCTAGCGAATGGGATTGTTGTCAGCTTAAATGACATAGCTTTGTATTCATTAGCCACTGTCTGCGCCACATTTAAGGCTTCTGAACGGCTTTTATTCGTTGTAACAATTACTTGTGCCGTAAATAACACTGTATTTGTTCTTCTGCCCTCTAAATCCTCATTCTGTTCAATAGGTTCGAGTGCTTGAACTAGCACTGTTGGGAAACTAGCCGTTGCACTGTCCGACTGTTCCTCTTGTGTGAATTTTAGCTTGGGATATTTAGTTTTCAATTTTTTCTCACATCGGGTTTTTACAATCGCATATGTGAGATTTTCGAGGTCGTAAACCCATTGATTTTGACTTGCCACTTTATTTCACCTCAACTAAAATTTTTCCGTGCCGTTCTCATAATGTCATTTTCCATTTTTAAAAATGCGTGATACATCGGCATTGTAGGTGTAATGCCGTATGAATGGTGTAATTCTCCACTTTCGTCTCTCCAATACCAACCCTCGCTGTCAAATGCGTGTGTCTGTCCCGGAAAAGTTCCTTGACCGCCTCTTGTATCATTAAAGTGTGGTTTAGCTTTCCAGCCCGAGCCGTATTCAGCCATAAGCAAAGGCGATACATCAACTGTTTTGAGTCCGTCAGCCGTTTGCCATGTGCTTTGTATCTGCCCTGTTTCGGTAGCAAGCACAATAGCTGTACAGCCGTCCGTTGTATCTTTAATTTCGTAACTAAACGTAATATAGTGTCCGAAATTACCTGTATTTGCTCGTGCTACAGCAATGCCATTACTAGCAAGCTCTCCGACAAACGCTATGCACTTGTCCTGTAAGCGGTCTTTGTATCTTTCAAGCTTATCTATCGCATCTTGTATAGATTTTTCTGTCAGAGAAATGTCAAGTTTCATAATTACACTTCTTTCACAACTGCTTTGAGCATGTATTTAACTGAATAGAGAGAGGGTTTTACTCCCACTATCGTAAAGTCTGCGGAAGTTGAATCAACTAATCCGTTTTCGTCTTTTGTAGGCTCGCTATCAAGCCAAATAACGTCACCTTTTTTTAAAGGGTATTCTCCTCTGTCTGTCAGCAAAACAGCGTCAAAATCAGCCGTATTAAAGCCATATTCCTTGTTCTGCGCTTCTCCTCCGTCAAAAGATATGTTCGCCCTAAAATCAACCGGCTCCGAAAAGCCTGTTTCTTCGTGTGTGTAGTATATCTTCTCTCCGTCCTCTGTTTCATAAAACTTTAGATTTCCGTCCTCATCTTTTTCATAGACTGTGACAGTTTGACCTTGAAGCGCGTATTTCATGGCTTGCTTATTAATGTCAAGCATTTTTCTTTATCTGCTTGTAAATCTGATTAACACCGGTGCTTGCCATGCCCGACACAATGCCAACTGCTATTGCATCAAGAATGTTGTCTGCCGGATAACCGGGAATTACAAACATCCCAACAATGCCGAGTACTCCACCGGCTACACCTACGATAATAGGAATAATATTATCTTTAACCTGTGGTATCTGCTTTGAAGCATATCCGATTAAATAAGTAATTACCATAATGGCAACTACTGTAGGTACTTGTGTAAAGTCCATCAGCTTTTACCTCCTTTGCCTAAATGGATTTCCTCAATCTCATTTTTCATTTTTGTTACCATGCCATTACCACCGAGTGCGTGGTATGCGTCATACATCTCGCAAAAATTCTGATACGCATATGAGGGTATTTCGCCAAGCTTCATGTACTTATCGTGGTATTCGATAAGCTGTACTCGTAAAAGTAACATTGTACCTTTTCCGTTTGCTTGTCGTAGCTTCTTTTCCTCTTCAATGCGCTCGTTTCTTTCTTTTGTGTCTATCGCTTTTTGCTTTTTCTGCTCTTGTAAAAGCCAAACAATATAACCCAAAAGCGCTGTCAGGACAATTGGCAAGGCAATAATGTATGTCTGATAGATTAAATTATTCATCTTACAGCCTTTCGTCTTTGGTAATTGGCACACCGCCCACCACCACTTAATGTGTACCGCCTGCTACCATTTTGGTAACGCACAATCTTCTTTTGCTTATAGCACTTTGACAAAAGGGAAAACTCCGACAAACAGCTTATCTCTGTCTTTCCATGTACGGCTCACTCCGCCCTCACTTAATGCGCTCATGTAGTTCTCACCGGCTTGTGAATGGTCGTAGACAGCAAGATTGATAACGACATTCTCAAACTGCTTTAAATCGGCAGTTATATCATCATCAGTAAAAGTGTCCGGATAACACCTTTTTGCTTTTACATCTTCCGTAGCCTGTTTAATGAGCTGTTCAATGAGTGGGTTATCTTCCTTTTTATCGAATACAACCACATCAGATGTTGTATCATCATCATTCGTGACTGTATCAATATGAAATTGTTTGAGTCTGATTTTGACTTGTTCTAATGTGGTGTATTCCATGCCAAGCTCCTTATAATCCAAACTTTTCAATTAACATTTTTTTCAAGTCGCTGCCATTTATTTCTGCGGCATTTTCAATACCATTTCCGCTCGCAAGCTTCTTTAGGTCGGCTGTTGACATTCTGTTAATTTCTGTCTTTGTGTATGGTGTTTCAGGTGGGTTCATAAAATCAGAAGGCACCGAATTGCTATTGCTTTCCGGTACCTCGTCTCCGACTTTATACCACACTCCATCATGCTTTATAGAGTGCGTTGCTATCATAAGCCTTAATCCTCCTTAACTTTGAGAACCATAACGCTATCCATACCCTCGAATGTAGGTAATCCAATCATAGATACGATACAGTGAGTATTGATAGGATGATTTGTAGCATATGTGTATACAGATACACCTGTCTCAACAAGTGAGAGGTTTCCGTCTGTGATACTTCCGCTTCTTTCCTCTGGAGTCTTACCGAATGTGTAATCGCCGAGGAATACTCCGGCAGACTGCGCAGATACAATACCTGTTGGTACAAAGTACTGTGTCTGCCCTGACTCGTCAACATAGAGCTTATCGTATACTTCAATCTCGATACCATATCCTCTAAGGTATTCAGTAACCTGTCCTTGCTGTAATCTGATACCGCCATTGTAAGCAGTGATACCGAGTACCTGTTTCTTTGTGTCCTCTGCCTTAAGCACCATTTCCCAAGTCTCTGTATTCATGGTAAAACGTGTAAGTGAGTAGCCTGTAGCCTTTGCAAAGTCTCTACGAGCTGTGATAAGGTCATCAAGCGGTGCACATGTGGTAGGCTTATCCCATGCACTTGTGCCGGTAATTGACTTAAAGTGCTTTTCCTTATGCTCTGCACCATTGTCGGCTGTGTAATCAACGACATAGTTCTTATCGCCAAGTACAACCTTTACCTTTGGTACACCATCTGTAGGTGCAAGTAACTGCCAAATCTGTCTCTCCGGTACAACTAATGCACCCTCAATTAACATCATTGGTTTCTTTGAGATTTCACGTAATACGTTATTGGCAAGGCTTGAGTTCTCAGAAGTTCTGTAATTGTCGTACTCCTGTTCCTCTTTCTCTGTTACCATATATCCCTCACGATAAAATGGCATTGAGTTCTGAATGTCAGAGAAGCCTCCAACATCTCTTAACTCTGCCTGTGCATCAAAGTTTGAAGCTTTGAGTGATACCGGCAGTCCGTTCTTGCCCTTGATAAATCTAAGGTCGAGTGAGTCCTGTTTACGTGTTCCAAATTTCTGTCTGCCAAGATAAGGGGCAGTTCCTAATGTCTTTTTGTAGTTACCCCACATTACACCGAGGCTTCTCGCTGTAAATGCTTCTGCTAATGGTAATGCCATGTTCTTCTACCTCCTTTTAAGCCTGACTTGCTACAATCTTTGGCGCGCCATAGAAAGTAACTCTAGGTGTTGCAGTTCTAGCTTCATCTGCGATTGAAAGAGACTTAACTTTCTCCCAATCAATAGTTCCCTGATATACATATGTTCCAGGTGCGTCACCCATCGTTACATCTACATCGTGTAACAGATAGCCCTTGCACTCTGCGTCATTGCTTGGGAATGGTGTACCGGCCGGCACAATCTTCATTCCGTTTCCATCTGCGCTTGTTACCATAGTCTGTGGCACAAGGCACGCTGCACCCTCATAAGGGAAAAATTTTAAAATTCCTTTACCCTGTGTAAAGTCTCTTACGATTGGTTTTCCCATCGTTCTACCTCCTGTTTTAAATTACATAGCTGTTTTGACTCTCTGTACTTGCAACTGTACCGAATGAGATTTGTTCTGCATTTGCTACATCTGCTGGCTTTGAGTCGGGTTCATTATTGTTACCGCCATTGCTCGGATTCGGAGTATTGTTGAGTGCGTTTTTCTCATACTCCGCGATTGCATTGGCTTTCATGTCGGAAATAATCTTGCCAAGTGATGTTGTGTCAAAAGAGCCATCCTCTTTTACTACTGTCTTTACCTGTTCTGCTGTAATTCCAAAATCTGACATAGCCTTCTCGCGCAAGTCTCTGACAGCGTTATCTTTCTGTAGCTTGGCTATCTGCTGATTGGCTGTCTCTAAGGCTTTATTTGCCTTTTCAAGTTCAGTCATGTTGCCATTCTGTAGCTCATCAAGCTGTGTCTGCAGCTCGTCAGCTTTGTCAGCTTTAGCCTTATACTGATTGGCTTTCTCTTTCTCTCTTGCCATTTCCTCACCGCTCTTGTTAAGCAGATTCGTTATCTGCTCATCCGTTGCGTCCGGAAAAAGCTTCAAAACATCATTTCTTGTCATTTCATTACCTCCGTAACTCACGCTTTTGTTATCGCTGGTCGCACCAGCCGAGTTTTTCTGTTGTTTAACGCACAACTGCAAATTTTGTATAATAAAAAACGACTGCCATAATTGGCAATCGCTGATTATTTAAAATATCTAAGGGTACATCTGCACCCTGCTATTTCTTTTACTTGTGCCCCTAAAGAATGGTCTTTCGGAAACATCATAAGTGAGTTTCCAACTTCAAACGGCTCAAAAATATCAATTCTCTTTCTGTCAACTTCTGCATGTGTAGGTCTGACATGTGAATCTTCTTTTGAGCGCCACTCTTTTGTTTTGTAACCTTGTTTCACCATATCAGTTTGCAATCTGTAATTGCCGACTGCATTAGCTTCATTCGCAGCTACATTTTTGGCACGCTTCCGTGAAGTAAAATACTCTATTTCAGTATTTTGTGTGGTAGCGTCAACTACTTCATTCACGATGTACCGGGCATAATCCGTAATATATGAGGGTGTTCTCTTTGCCTTGCAATACTGCGTGGCAATGCTCTCATATCTGATGATAAATTCTTTGGTGATAGTTGTTATCTCTGTTTCTTCTTTTCCGGATAACAAGGCAAATAGCATAACAAAGATTTTTTCAAACTTTTCAGCAAGCTTTTTTCTATCTTCCTTTTCCTCGTCAGATAAATCCATCTCACCAAAATATGTTTCATAATCTATGTCTTGTATTTCATTTTTGTTAAGTGCGTGGATTTCGTCTGCCATATCAAGCCCCAAAAATAAATTGACAGCCAATTATTCATCGGCTGTCTTTCCATTGTTCTTATTGTTAGATGTAGCTGTTGTCGGCTGTTCTTCCGGGAATAGCATTTCCATCCGCTTAGCACTTTCGAGAGTAACTTGTTCAGGGTCACTAAACATGTCAATCGTCTTAACAGCTCTCTTGTAATTGATACCGCACCTAAGTAATATTTCAAGCACCTCTGCCTTAACAAGCATGTTATCTAGCTTGTTATGATTAATGTGTATCTCAACATCACTAGGCATAAGCGTAAAGCCCTTATTAATTCTCAGCCTGTTAAGAATAAGCCTAAGTGCCATTCTCTCTGATTTCTTAAGGATAGGCTCATTAATAGCCGTCCTAAGTCCGGCATCGTAATGTCCGTTTCTCAGTTCTACGGCAGAACCGGTGTCACCGCCTGTGTTGCCCTGACGATTTGCGAGACCTTGAATGCTTAAAAATCTTTCAAAAAGGTCAGTAAAAACTACTTGCCCCTCTGTCTGATTAAGCTCGCTCGTCATTACATCAACATCAGCCTTGTTGTCCGAGCCATTGTTAGATTTAACGACTAATGCTCCCTCTTGTCGCATTTTTCTGAATGTATCTATGTCAATCTCACAATTAACGAATTTCACCCATGCAGACACAAACTGCTCGACTCCATTAATTCTGTCCGATGTAAGCACGTTGATAGCGTCTGTAATTGCAATAGTCATTTCAATGTCAGATAATCGCCTTGCATTGTTCGGATATTCAATCACCGGAATTGCTCTGTTGCCGTTTATTCCGCTTGCATAAATCTTGTCATTGCGAATATCAAACCACTCATTGTCAGTGAACACATAATAAATATCTGCTCCGTTCTCGTCCTCTCCGATTTGGCAAGAGAATGCCGGACGTCCATTTGAGTAGTACACAACAAACGTATACATCGGATTTTCAGACGATAAAGAAAAATCGCTCTCATCAAGCAACTGTCCTTGTCCGTCATCATTACCGATAAATCTGTAGCCGGTACCGCATATACTTCTCCAACGATGTATGTCTATATCGCACTCCTGTTTGCTTTCCGAGTCCATTGTAATGTTAAGCTGTGTGATTTCTTCCGACTTATGGTTATCAGTGCCACGTAGCACATATTGGATTGGCTCGGCACACATCTCTGCGGTTTTACGCTCAACAAGCTCATACGCAAGATTTACAGCAATCTTGTTATTGATTTCCGGACGATTTACCTTTTGTCGATACAAAATCGGTTGGTCGCCACGATAGTATCTGTCAAGATACTCAATCTCAATAGCGTTTTGCTCGTGAATCACAAGTGCTTTATTCAGTTCTTCGATTATGTTATTTTTTGTGATTTGCCTTTTACGTGTGAAAATAACTTGTCTGCCGTAATTATTATGGCAGACAGCTGAAAAAGGTCTTACGTTTTTATGCGCATATCTATACATCAATAAAACCTCATGCCACTTGCAGAAGTTCTCTGTGGAACCTCTTTTATTTGAAGTTCTTGTGTGCCAGCCCAAAACCATATCCATTTACGGCAGTGCGTACACATTACCTTGTGGTGCTTCTTATCATTTTTATTCACCCACGTTAGCAATTTACCGCAACGAGGGCACATTACACTTCGTTTTCCTGTTGGTACAATATTCTGATTATTCATGTTGTCCTCGTTTCACTAAAAATAGCACCCACAATCTGTGAGTGCCATTTCTAAAAGAGATTTTCGTAATGAACGAATTACATTTTTTTCATCTTAAACATTATCACATTCTAAGCGAACCGAACGAACAAACTTACATTTTCTTAAAAAATCTTTCAAACTCCATTCTTACGCTATCTGCCGTGGCTTTACCGCCAAGCGCATATGCCGTCTGTAACCATGATTTATTTTCCAAAAATCTAAAATTAATTATTCTTCTCATTCTGCTATCATCAAGGCTTGCTATAAACTCCTCTACATCGTTTGTCTTTTCAAGCAAATCATCTTGTAAAAGCTGTAACGTAGTCATTCTCGAGTACAATAATGTGCGCTTGCGTCCGTATTCGGGGTATGGTACACCCTCGATTTTGAAGTGCTGTGTGCCACCCATGCCTCCTGACACAGTGTCAATCACGCTTTCTCCACTTTCTATCTTTTTAAGGTCATCTTGCAATTTAGCAATTTTCTTTCTGACCTCTTTGATTTCCTCTTGTAAGTCTGAATACTGTGATAAAACTTCCTTTGTCATTAATAAAGCCCTCCTCTGAACGGATTGTGTACTGCTTCAACCTTTGCTATTCTACTGCCTTGTGTCATTCTTAAGGCAAAGTTTGAAAAAACATCAGGAACATCATCAAGCTGTTTTTTGCCTGTTACTGAATATCGTTTCAACAGTGATACCATTACTCCATAAGGCTCATTGGGCTTATAAAGTGATTGGTCTTTGAAAATAATATGTTGTAAAATCCAGTTAGAGCACTGAAAAATACGTGCTTCCTTATTTGTCTCTGTCGGTACATCAGTGATGTTGCATATCCACCCTTTGTTTTCAACTCGCTTATTGACTTCCATAGCCACTCTGTCACCACCGGCATTACGCTCAAACTCACACTCTTGTACCTGATTATTTACTAATGTGTTTGACGCATTTTCATACTGCATTTCATAGTCTGCCGTATTATCGCACACGCAATCAATACAATAATAATCCTCGCCATATTTTTGCAGTATTGGCATAACAAAATAGTCTGTGCCTTTTCCTTTTGTATCACATTGAGCTGTGATAATTTCCGGCTCGCCATGTGGCAGATTGAAGTATCTGCGGATTTTATCATCGGGAAACAATAGTCCCTCACGCTCGATAGGTTCCTGTTTATACAAACATCGGTAAGAGATTTCGTCCATGAGTAATTGTTGGTCCGCAAAAAACTCTTTCGTAAAACCACCATACTCATAATCAAAATTGCTTTCCCCTGTTGTCGGGTCCACATCGGGTACTGATATTGTTTTGACTCTCGGATTTCCAATATACATATTTTGAATGCGTCCGATAACATCATGTACGCTCCAACGAGTGGCAATATGTATCTCTTTGCATGGCTTTCCGTCTGTGTCTTGTGTCTTACGCTGTCTTGCGTCTACCGCGTATTTATCCCATAATTTATCAAGTGTTGTAGGATTTAAGGCTTCCTCAATTCCGCCTATCATATCATCAACTAGCAAAAATTTACTTGCACGGACTTTTCCGGCATTCTTACTTCCAACAGAAGTACATTGCACTGACGGAAAAGGTTTGTATTTGCCAATATTAAATTGCTCCATTTTGGCATTCGTGCTTGTAACTGATAGATTAGGAAAAATGTCATGCCACGCATAATCATCATCATTGGTAACAATGTCGTATACTCCATCATAGTACATTCGTGTAATGTCACCACTGTGTGAATAAAATAGGCTGTAGTCTTTTGGAAACCAACCGGCAACTGCCGAATGAAAAAATTTCTCAATCGTACTCTTTCCAGCTCCTGGCACTAGGCTCACGCACAATATGTCGTATTTATCATCAATCATGCCTTGCAAAGCATCCACGAGTCCGATTTTGATTAGTTGTTTCCTACGTGGCATATAAAATCGGTCTTTAGGCTCACGCTTTTTCTCTATGTACTGAAAATAGCTGTCGACTATTTTGTTTTGAGCTTCAAGCAACAAAACCTCATACTTTTTGTTTATCAGCTCATATGTGGTTTTGTGGTCGAATGCGTATTTTTCTAAATCCCAAATCATGCCACCTGTTTTAGCCGTGCAGAAGTCCTCTATAAGCTCTTTTGCCCTCTTAGTGAGCTGTAGTCCATACTCAATATCTTTCTCGCCATTTATGGCTACACTGCAAGCGTCTACATAGGCATTAATTACTTGCTCGTCTATTCCGTTTCTCTCTATGTAATTTTCGTAACTATCAACTGTGGAAATAAGGCTCTGACTAGCCATAAGAAAAGCACCTCCACTTTTAAAAAGCAAAGGTGCTTATAGACCTCTGCCTATAACTGTTTTAGGGTAGCGACTACAATCAATCTGTAGCCGGTAAAATTTTGTTAGAGCAATACATCATGGACAGGCGGATTTAATTTCTTAAAAAGAGCACCATAGCTATCAATTATATTCCTCGCTTGAACTATATATGTTTTAATGCCATATCTTTGTGCTGTATCTCTTTCAATATAACAGCCATTCCAATCATATGCTTCATCAATTCCGATAAATACATCAGCCTGTGCCAGCTTCTTAAGGCTCTCGCCTAAATACCATACAGCTTCTTTGCTGTCTTTAGGTGGATTATCCTCAATGTAACTGTCGATAAGCTCTAATTCCTCGCCCTCGTATATTTCAGCAATCTTTTTCATCTTCTGAATACTTGCTTTGATTTCTTCCTCTGTTCTGCCTTTCATCGGCACACTTACAAATAACTTCTTCATGTTCTCTGTCTCCTTTTCTATATTTTATCAGCCTTTATCTTTCTAAGGTCAGCAACTACGATTAGTCCGTAGTCGGTAATATCACTTAATCAATATCTGCAATGCTTTCCACAAAGCAATTGTAGTAGATATATCTCTTGCCGTTAAAATCAAACTTAACATATCCACCATCGTTTGTATCAATGTCAATCTTGCCTTTGTATGTTGCAAGTTCTTTACCATCTGCCGTGTATACAGTAATTGTTCTTTGCATACCGCCATTTACATCACTTTTCATATCTGTTACTGCTCTGTCCCATGACGCACATCCGGTCATTCCTAAGCACAATGTCAGTCCTAATACAACTGCTAAAATTTTCTTTTTCATAATTTCTTCCTTTCTGCTCGTATCAAATAATATTTAATTTCTGAAATGTCTTATATATTTTCGGGGCTTGAATTGCAAGCCAGTCAACCATTTCCTCATTCTTTGCCCATGCACCATCAAACCGATTTGAACTATCAGACAGTCCACTCTCATTCAGAAAAGCGTGCATAATTTCATGTCTTAAGGTCTTTTTGCGATATGTTTCCTGTGCTTTTTCGTCCATGCCTACAAAATATTTTTCTTCGGACATATCGGCAACTACAATCAACTTGTTTTCTTCTTCACAATAGCCTGCAAGACCTTTTTTCTCCATGTAGCTGTCCTCTGATACTTTGTGGGTTTCGATTCTGTATTCTGTTCCAAGAATATCTATTTTCATTGTATTACCACAAACAAGAAACTCGTTCTGTGATACTTTTCTTTCCGAGTAGGCTTTGTCTAATTCTTTTTGAGGTCTTGTTATTTCTTCTTCCATTGTTTTAATTATATTTTGGCTTCCCATATTCTCACTCCTTAAAGCAATCTTTCAGTGCTTGCCTGTCTGCTTCATTATCTGCCACAATAACAGGTTCATCTTCTAAAGTGGAACAATCTATAGGCTCGCCATTTCTACCGCCTATTTCGCGTGATTGCGCTTCTCTAAGTGCTTCATGTTCTATTGATTTAATTACTTCTGCCATGCTCATTTCAAAACTCCTATTCCGTCAACAACTTATACAGTTCCAACGCTTCATCATCTTTAATAAGTTTTCTGATACCGTTATGGTTCTCAAATACCATTGCTAGCGGTCGGTCTCCTGTTTCCAACCCTAGGTCAAACGCAACTGACATTACTTCTTCCCCCGCTTTTTCAACTCTAGCTTTTGGAATTATCACATTTTCAGGCATTTTAAATATTTTACTCATTTCTCATAAACCTCTCAAAATCTCTCCTACACTTAGGGCATAATTCAAAACTTTTGCTTTCTCTTTGCGTTTTTCTCTTATAAATAACTCCGCAGATACCAAGGCTGTATGATTGCTTTTCTACCTCAATATTTGCAACAGCACTATAGTTGTACTCGATTTCCACACCGCACCTGTCGCAAGTGTGCCATTCTTTTTGATGTTTCATTCTCCACCAGCTTTCAAAATTCATGTATTTTTTCAACTTCTCCGTTACAAGTTATTATTTTTAAATCATTTGCCAATATTGTAATTTGTATTTCTTTTGCTTTATTGTTGCTACGTAAATTTGTTATTTTGTCAATTCTAATTACGCCATCCACTTCTTTCCCATCAAGTGATAATCTAACAGCTTTCCCGCTCGAGTAGTCAATTAACGCTTCTTTAATCATCTTTCACCAACTTTCTACCGCACATAGGGCAGTAATTGATTTCAAACTCCCCCTCTCCATATTCTTCACCGCTGTTGTCATAGCAAAGTTTATAACAATAGCCATAATTAGTTGATTCTATATATGCTCTGCCATATGTATAGCCATTTTCAATCTTCTTTTTACCATTGCAAAATTCACACATATCACTTCTTCCCCCATAAATTATCTGGTAATTCTTCGCCGCCATAAATCTTGTTAGCGTATTTCTTAAATGTCGGTACGCTACAACCTGCTACTTTTGACGCTTTTACCTGTGAAGCCTGTCCTGATATGTATAAGTTAATTGCTTCATAAAACTTGTCTTTGTTTAGTGGATGTACACCCATAGCCATAATAATCACTCCTTGTCTGTTTTACATCATTTTCTGTATCATAATTGCCAATATACCTGTCAGCAAACATATTATTATCGACATTCCCTCTTTAACGGCTGTTGCAATAGATATATCTTTTCTTTCAATGTATTTGATATTGTAATAAACCCATATCAGTAACACTATGCCTAATATCAATTTCATAAACATTGTTCCTTTACATTTCTATAAATCTATTTGCCAGCTTGCCAAGATATTCAGCATTGGCAAAATGTGTTATTGAGTAGTTGGTGCTTTCTCTATGTTCTCTGATGAAATGGTCGTTAATCATTCTCTGTAAAACTGTAATGCCTTTATCGTCTGTTTCGTATATAGCATCAGTGTCGAAATGTCCGTGCTCTGTATCTGTGATAGTTGATAGGACTGAACATACATTCTTTAATGTCTTATCTGTAAGTATTGGGTGTACTTTATGGAAATAGATTTCATATAACTGCATATACATCTTAAATCCATCTTTAACACAATCACATATAGCTGAATTATCTATGTCGTTGTCACAGATGTTATTAAACCTATCAACCATATCTTTTTCTTTAAGCAACATTTCATCTCTTGTGACAGCTCTTGCCGTCGGTTTCTCTGAAAACGATGTATGTACCTCTCCATCAATGTTAATTGATGTATTATCCTTATTAGTAATTTCTGGATTATAATCTCTGTTTAAGTAATCTATGTTAGTATTATCTGGTATTGCTTCGTCACTAGCTTGTGTTTGATTCTTCATTGGCTCATTATTGATTACGCACGAGTGCGTAATGGTTTTTTCATTTTCTGGGATTTCGATTTTATAATCACTTAATGGATAACCATTCTTTTTAAGGTCTTTTGCAATATTTACAAGATTTACCCTGTATTGTAATGTTCTATCCCACTTATATTTAGGGTTATTTCGCTTTGAGATATAACCCATATTCACTAAATCGCTGATATATCTTCTTATCTGACTTGCAGATAAGCCTAACATAACCTCGTCAGCTAATTCTTCGGCAGTTTTATATATCCAACCATAAAAAAGCTCTCTTTCCTCTTCTCCATTGCTCTTTGCAATCTCATTTTCTTTCTTAATAAACTTATCGGCATCTGAAACTCTTTCAGACCAATAGATAAACTGATTAAGAATGATTGCTTTTCTATAATCATTTGTTATTGATAATAAATCTTCTCTGATTACAGCCTTTTTAATTTTTATGTCCGCCATATTTTACCTCCTACGAAAGATAATAAGAGCGTTCTGCCTTATTCGCTCAATCCTACGATTAATAATAACAACAAACAGGCAGTCGTAGTTCTGCTTTTCGGTAGCTAACCTAGTTTGTTGTAATCGGATAGACAGGACTTGAACCTGTGACTACTTGAATAAATCAAGCGTTACTCCCAACTGAACTACTATCCGAAAAGGCAAGATGCACTCCATCAAAAGGCTCATCAAAACACATTACAGAATTTTGAAGTGTCTCACCCCATTGCTTTCAGTCGCGCGTACCTACTAGCAACTTGTTTTTGTGTGTTTTATTTTTACTTCGTCTTACTGTACCGTGCTAACACGTACAGGCCCGTCTTACTCCACTGCTTTAATTTAAAAACATGTCAGCGTTACGCAACCGCTATTCAAGATATAACAGTTCGCACTAAACCGACATATGATTGATGTGGTGTGGATTTGAACCACACATGATTGTCGCGACTCTCGTCATCTAAGTTGCCGGTTTCAACGAATTATCTTACGGCAATAACGTTTACCCATTCCGTCACACATCAACAAGGCGAAAGCCAGATTTGAACTGACGGTCACAGATTTGCGGTCTGTTGCCTTTTACCGCTTGGCTATTTCGCCATATATAACAGCCGTAGCGTGACTGTTATACTGAAACTGTTTTTCTCGCTACTTTTGTACAGCTTCATGCGGACTTTTTATACCGCTTACGGCTGGCTCTTATAGTCTGTCGTAAGTTAGCGCCGACATCGTGACTCGAACACGAACAACATTTCTGTTGGATAGCTTAGCAAGCTATTGGAATACCATTATCCCATATCGGCAAATAATTTATTGGCAGGACTTAGCAGCGCATTTTCTGTACCGCCCATTTAATCAAGCCTTGTCGCCTACTTGAACCAATAATTAATCGGCAAGGTTGGGAATCGAACCCACGACAAATCAGCTAATAGCCGACTGCTCTACCACTGAGCTACATGCCGTTAATGAGGGTGAAGCCTAAGGAGTGGCAACACCCTCCGGAGATATAAATTTGTATGTGCTGTAGGAAAAGAACTAGCGAAACCTACAGCAAGGGACATGTGAGGAATTGCACCTCACCTAAGACTCATATGATTTGAGTTGCCCTAGTTTAACAATTAAAGGGGGTATATATGTCTGCTCCGCCTATTACAGATGTCTTTACGACAGGTTGGTTTCCACGCTCGTGCATTGTGGGATTATACACGATTAAACCCTCACGAGCCTTGTGACGGCTCTTGACAGCTTTCCACTATGAGGGTGAAAGGAACTACTAAGTCCAATGTCGGGGGAACCAAGTAAACCCCGAACAGGGCATGTTGGATTTGAACCAACGTATGCAGCAGTCAAAGTGCTGTGCCTTACCACTTGGCGAATGCCCTATATTTACTGCCACATGAAAGCTATGGCAAGTATCTGACCGAACATTACCGCAATACCAAGAAGTCTTGTGCTAACTGCCACTTTTCCGTTTAATGTGGCGTTTGCCATTCCAAAAGCAATTAATGCCAGCCATACTGTTGTTGCAATTTTTAGTACAAACATGATTTACACCTCAAAATCTAATTATCCTTAAAACCCTCTATCAGCGACTCGGTTATGGTAGCCAAGACTAGAAGCACTACCGAGATAAGCAATCCGTGTTCGTCAGAAAAGAGTACTGCACGAATTGCGCAAAGCATCATCAGCCACAGGAAAACATTTTTAATCAACACCGGAAGTTCCTTATCCACGAATTTTCCAAACACTTTCCATCTGCACCTAGATTTAAGCTCATGAGCCTTAGTTGTGTACCATATAGCTTTGCTCATATCCTCAACTACGGGACCTTTGTGTCCGGCACGATATTTATACTTGTATGCAGTAATCTCACACCATTTAGCCACATCCTTAAGTCCGTAAATGTCAATCATTTCATCAATGCATTCTTTACGATCAGGCAAATTGTAGTGGCTAGGGTGATTTACCATTTCGGAATTAATTTTGTTAGACTCAAATCCTGTTAATTTCATCTCCGTTAGCTCCTTTACTGTTATATATTATATATAACTAATATTTTATCGTAGTTGTATGTATATATATTATTATATATTATTATTGTGTATGTTGTTTAATTTATATATAACTTATGTTATAATAATAAATACTGCTTGGTGCGATTAAGGTATGGGTAAGAGTCTTTTTGTTTTGGCGGATATTTGAGGGGCTAAGTGGGGCGGTTTGCTGCTTTTCCTGTAGACCCCCAGGGCATCCAATGCACACTCCGTTCAGCCCTCAAACATCAAGCATTTTAAATTGTATCTATTGCATGTACAATTCACTTCTATGCTTTCGACTCTTCGCTAAACAACTGTTTTGTGCATAGTTGTAATAATTCGATAGCTCTCAAAGCCTTATAAATCAAGGGATTAGAATTGTATCTGTTGTATATACAATTACTTGGCATTATCAACCATGTTATCACCTGATAGTGCTTTAATATTCTGACTATTTGCACCGCCTAACTGTGGTAATTCATTAGCGGTTAATGCTCTCACTTGTGTAGCCTCGTAGCCAATTCCCGGCTGATTCATGCCAAATTCATTATTGCCAACGAACATAGCACCGACAGGAGATTTATTGTCATATGCTCTATCCTTGATACAATCTTTACGGATTCCTTGCAATTTTTCCCAAATCTCATAACTTTTAGGACTTGACTCTTTATTCAGTCTCCAATTATCTATAACGCCGCAATCAATATTACACCAATTACTAAATGCAACAGTACTACATAGTTTATTATATTTATCGCTAATATATATATATTCATCACATATATTATTTAATATATTATAATTATATCTGTTGTAGTTAGTTAACATACATGTATTATCATATAGCTGTTTATCTTTTAATATACTGTTATCATTAAATATAATTTCTCCAACTCTTTTACAAACAGCTTTCCAAGGCCTTTGACCCTCGCTTTTTAAATCCTCAATTTGCAATTCCTGACAAGCCTGTTCTATAGCTCTCTCGAAATCCTCGCGGTAAAGCTGGAAAGTGCCAAAATCGGCAATTAAATGTTTAGTTATATTTCCTTTAATTTTTTCCATCTCAGCACCTCAAAATCATAAAATAAAAAAGCCCGCACCGCCTGGAGTAATTCCAAACGATACGAGCTAGCCGGCATTCGCTTATTAATTTAATTAAAATAATAATAATCAAATATACTTATTTTGTCAATACATAGAGTTATTGGGTATATAATAACAACTGTATTAATTAATATATACCACATCACACATATATATATTAATTATATTATATAAAAAATAAAAAGCCGGTAACAAAAACCAACTTTAAATTCTAAAATGGGCACTCATTGTTATTCTTTTCCAGCTCATCCAGCTTCTCCAATACTAATTGATTTACAAAACCATTAATTGTCAGCCCTTGCGCCTGTATTCGGTCTTTTGTGCCTTTTGGTAGCATGACGCTTATTCTGTCATAGTTCTCTTTTGCTTTTTCATTCTGTCTCTTTACTCTACTTTTATAGTTTTCAATCATTTTCTTTTCATCCATTTTTTACACCTCATTATATAAATTAATAATATCAATAATCACTAACAATAATACTATAAATAATATTGCTATACATAAATATATAACAATTAAATTACTATGTCAATATTAATTACATGTATTATTGCAATTATTGTTTTGTTACTTATTATATATAATTTTGAAATTATGAATATAAATATTATTCTAATTAGTAATATAAATATTTTTACAATATTTTTGCAATTATGTATTGACATTACTAATATAATATGGTAACTTATAGTCAAGCCAAACGGCAAGGAACAAAATAAAAAAGCTCATCGCGCAGCCGGCCAAAGTTACACGATGAGCACCAAACAAAATAATATGAAAGGCGCGTATATTATAACATACGTGTAAAAAGGTGTAAACCATGAGAAAATTAAATTGTAAAGAAGTTAATGAGGCATTAAAAAAGCAAATTATGGACAGTTACGAGAGTGCAGAGGAATATTACACATATGACGGCGCAGAGATGAAAACAGAATATAACGACATCTGCAAGGATATTTTAGAAGCTTTCAAGCGTGAAAAACTTGACAATGATTTGAGATATGAGGCCGGCAAAATGAGCCGTCAAGACTTGTTTATTGATTGGATGCAAGGTCTCCCGACAGCGTTCCCGGTTGCTGATGATATTTTTTTAGGTTTTGCAACTGAATGGTTAGGAAATATCCTAGATGAGACAGAGGCAGAAAAGCAGAAATATGACGATAGCAAGGCAGAGCGCACTTCTTGCTTGATATTATACAGAGAACTAAACAAGCACGCGCAAAAAGCAAATTAGAGGGGGCGCAAACCATGATTAATATAGACATGTGGCACAATGATAAAATAAAAGCGGTTGAAAAAATCAATATATTTTTTAACGATTTGACCGGGCAATATTGGGGAAATTGTTATATTAACAATAAAGCTATTGGAGATTATACCGCGGACAGCTCAACAGACATCGAAAAGACTTTTGAGCATTTAGCAATTAATTGGAATTAAGTAAAATAAGCCGGTGCAAGTTCACCGGCTTTATATTAAAGAGGTGTAAATATATGAGATATTGTGGACGACAGAAAAACGGAAAAGCGTTGTTATTAACAGACAATGAAATTATAAACAATGCACTTGAACAGGAAAAAAGCGGAATAAAACCGCATTATGCTTTTTATGATTATAAGAAGCATGAAAAAATGACTCCGGCCGGCTGGCTTGTTTGGTCTTTAAGTGATGGCGGTTGCGGTGTAGTTTACCGCCGTAAGGATGGGAAAATGATTATTACAACCGGGCTACAAGGTGATTTTTGTTATTGTTAGGGGGCGCAATATGAGAGATTTTATCGAGCTTTTAAAGGCTTTCGGGCTTTTTGTGTCATGCCTTATAATTGGGTATGGCGGTTTGTTTTTATTTTTTTATTAAATAGCTAATATCAAGGGATTTTTAAGCCGGTTCGATTCCGGCTATTAGCTTTATATATAAGGCTTTTCAGGTCTTATATTATTAATTTAATTATTTTATTTATAGGTGCTTTTATACGGCTTTACGGCTGTATATATTGCGCTCCGTCCGCGCGTCCGGTAAATAATCGCGTCAAGAGGTTTTGCAAATGCCTTTATATTTGCATCAGGCTCAAGAGGTGCAACGCCTGAACAAATAATTGTGCGCCCGCATAGGTGATTTGCGTTATTTTACACCTAATAAAAACAGATTAACGCACGTATGAACCGCGAAAAGGTCAAAAAGTAACCTATAAACCGCGCACTAAAACAGAAAAGAGGGTTAATGAATGGACAACGAGCTAAAAAGTCTTGACGCTGTAGAACGTGAAATAAGAGCACGCTACAACGGCAAATATCAAAGCGCGCCGGAATATCAGGCAAGCGAGCGCGCCACACGAAAAGCGATAACGGATATTTTTAGAGCTGTCGCAGAGTCGGGCGCATGTGACGATATTACCGCGCTTATTAGTGGCAAGGAATACCGCCGGACGGCTTTTGATAACTACCTAAACCACAAAAACTATATAAGCCCAATAATTAAGGCTTGTTATAGATAGGGGGCGCATTATGTCAAAATATGAATATTTGGGGAAAAAGGAAATATTTGAGCGCGTTAAGGCGCTAGGCTATGAGATGCCAAAAATAAGTGATTTTAGCTATATAAAGTATGATTGTATAGAGTGGATGGAGTCGCACGAGTTAAAAATAACAGTTCAAAGGTCCGGTGAATGGTTGCAAGTTGTCGAAAAGCATGCACACGTTCACCCAGTCACATTATTTTGCGACTATCAAGCTGGAAAATATATAACGCGTTACCACTAGGGATATTTTATATCCCTTTTTGTCGTGCTTAAAATCAAGCGTGCAGCCGTTGGAGCTGTCGCAAGTTGTCCGGCTATGCGTCCGGGCATATGCACATTGACAAATTAACAAAAATATTCTATGATTTTATGATATACACATTTAAAGCCGTGTATTTGACGTTTTAAGGGTCTTTAAGCGTGTTAGCGTGGATTTTATCGAGTGCGCTACAATGAGCCGTAAAATGAGCCGTTTACAATGCTTTATAATATTGCTGTAGAGGTTCGAGCCGTCAAGCCGTGCCGGGTGCGAGTTGTTACAAGTCAGGCGCACCAACTCACGGAAAATGTTTGAATTTTCAGAAAGCTTTACTCAATTAAAGTGTGGTGTGAGTTCTTTGCAAGTTCTCGACAAGTTTTTGTAAAATTTTGCGAACGGATTTTTGAAATCGAAAAATCCAAAGGTAGGGGGTATCAAAATATTTTAGGATATTTTTGAATTTTGAATCGCCAAAAAGTAAATGCTCTTGGCACTGTAGTCACTCTCTCCTAGTTCTTCAATCAATTTCTGCCGTGTCATTTCCGGATTAGTCCGATGTATATATTCTAATAGTCTGTCTATTCTATCCATATTTTTGCTCCAATAAATCAAATATTCTGTCAGCCGTGTATACAATATTCCGTCCGTACAAGCTCATAAAGTCTGCGATTATTTCTTCTGTCTCTATGTCAATGTCACAGCCGTATGAGAACGAGTACACATGCACCAGCTCGTGGCATAGTATCTTGTCAGCCATGTAATCAGACACATTATCAGCTATCGTTACTGTCTTGGTTGTGTTGTCGGTTACTCCTAAACTTATAGTGCCGTCAGACCGCTTTAATTCGCTTGATGTGGGCTTTTTAAATTGTATGTGCCACAATATATCATTAACTCTTATATCCATGCCTATACCCTCTAAAAACGGCTATGAGCATTACTACCCATAGCCTTAATAATTACAGTTTTGACGCAAGATTGCTCATTTTGGTGCGCAAAAGGTTGCGTTCATCAGGTGTCATGTCGTTTAAAAGCTCCGATATATCTCCGCTCAATTCACGGATATACATGTCAAGGGCTTTCATTTTATGCTCTTTATCCTCTGTTGAAGCTCCTTTGTGCATTTCTTTTGTCTCGGTATAATGTCTCTTTGCCCTGTCATAATTGCTTTCACTCACATGTGGTGCAATCGGTTCAGAGTAGTACATCTTACCTTGGCTCTTATCCATGTCACGCATATACTCCATGTCGTTGTAGTTTACCGGCATGTGATAATAAGGTGGTTCTTCATATCCCCTGCGTGTTCCACGGCCTTTAGGGGCAAATCTGCCATTTGCATAGCGATATTGGTCGTAATATCTTCTACCACTTTCTTCGCCATATTCTGCCTTAAGACTTCTTAGGAGTTCTTTGTCGTACTCTTCTTCCTCTTCATCAGCCTTTTTCATAGCCTTGGAAATTATTGAATGATACTCGGCTTCTGCAAGGTCTTTTATCATATCTACGACCTGTCCCATCTCGGAAGTGTCAACATTCTCAACACCTTTTTCAAGCTCATTGACAGCTTTCTCTGTAAGACACTCCTGCATTTTGTGTATTCTTTCAATGTGCATACTCTCGCCCCCCTAACCAATTCGATTTACTGTGATGTTAGCATTAGCAACACTGATAGCCTGTGTAGATGTGTTCTTGACAGAAATTGCCTGGCAGCAACCGCAAGGAAGCCATACATCTGTTGCCATAGACACATTGTTAAATGCTTCAACTGCTGTTGGTGTAGAGATTGCCAGTGTAGATAAGTCCGGCTCGCCCTCGACAGCAATAGCTAATGAAATTGCTTCTGCGGTTCCGCCTGTAGGAACTGCAATATTTCCGTTAAATTCTACTCTGTACTTTGCTTTGCAAGTGTTGGTAGCGCCTTTAAGGTTAATTAATCCGCTCCCTGTTCTGTGCGAAATATATCCTTTATTGCATACAGATGTTGGTGCATCTGTAAATAATACATTCCCATTTACTGCAACTGTCTGTGTTGCAATGCTTGAAAATTCAGCCATTTTTATTACCTCTCTTTCATAAAATAAAAAACCACCAACCGATATTAGTTGATGGTTTCTAAATTTGATTATGCACAATAACTCATAGCATATTTCTTGACGATATTCTCAAAAATAGCTTTAAGTTGTGGTTTTTCAAAGATAATAGCAATTTTTGTTGTCTCATTCTTAATTGCTGTTTTGGTATTGCCCGCTTTCTCCATACGCTTTTTCTTATTGTCCTGTAATCTCTTTAAGCTACAATGTGCAGTGGTTTCCAATTCTCCGTAGAGTTGATTGTAAAGTATCTGATAGTCAATTTTGCTCTTGATTGAAATTTCACGCACCCTTGCATTGATTTCAGCTTTCCAATCTCCGATAGGCTGTGTAAATATCTCTTTCATATTGTCAACAGTCTGCTCAACTTTATTTATCTGCTCCGCCTGTCGTTTCTGTTCAAGTTGTTGCTGTGCTACTGACTGAAAGATTGTGTTGAACATTTTAAGCTCGGGTGACAATTGGGATATATCAATAGCTTTTTGCTTTACTCTTTCCTCTACAGTTGTAAAATATTCCCTTGCTGTTTCCGCTTTGAGCCATACTCATTGCATTCTTAATCATTGGATTTCCCATTACGCGGTTATTGCTCATTATCTGTTGCATTATTCCCATTACATTCATGCTTTTTCACTCTCCTTACCTTGTGTTCGTGGAGTTTTTCTTTGTGCCCCTAAAGATAATTGCTCAATTTTCTCAGATAGTTCGTTGAGCTTTGCCATAATGTCCTCTGTGGCTTTCTCTGATAGGTCAAATTCAAGCTTTTCCGTGTCACTCGATAAAATGTCTGTCTTACCATTTAGAGCTGGTTTAAAAGTCAATGTGCGTATTGTTCCGTCAGCATTCCAGCTCTTAGCATATATCTCTGTTAAATCCTGTTTTGGAAAAAATGCTACACTGCCATCCATTGGCACCTCGTTGGGATTAATAGTCTCAACTGCCTGTACTACTCTGCCGCTTATTCCTTGTGTCTGTTCAGGCTGTTGGTATCTCTGATAGCTCGCCATTGGGTTGTACTGATACGCTCCATAATTAGGTGTATAATTCATCATTGGTTGCTGATACGGCATGTTCATTTTCTCTTTCCTCCAAAACTTCCTCTATCGCTTTAATGACAAGGGATAATGTCATTAGGTCGATTTTTTGTAACTCGCTTTTAGCAAATATTTGTTCTCTTACTTCATCGTCAAACATAACATCATCTCCTTATGCCTAAATTGTGGCATAAAAAAAGAGAAGAGCATTTCCATGTTCTTCTCTAATTATTGTCATGCATAAGGTTTTTCCATGTACCATTCATGTACCAATAGTGTACCATTTTTTGTTTATTTATGTGAATATATAACGAATTATATAAAATTAAGATTTCATGTGAAACATCGTAAAATTGAGGTATGTTGCGGTTTATGAGGATATAATGGACTATGTTAAATACCCCTCGTAGCAACGATGCCTAATTTCATTTTTGATTTTACCTACTCAAAAACCCATTGTTTAAGGGATTTTTGCCTTTCTATTTTTGATTTATGTACCAATTCTGTACCA